GTGGGACTTCACAATTAATACCTCCTGGAAAGAGATATTCTCTCTAGCTGAGAGGGCGTGGGTCTACATTTCTATCACTAACTGCCAAGGGCAAGGCCCCAGCCTTCGTCCTCCAATACGGACTCCACCTTATTATTACTAACGGCTTATGCTGAAGACTGAGGATCTAACCTCCCTTACCAGAACTCCGAGGGGCGCGAGACGCCCTTATAACTGCTCTCCACAATCGTATCATTTTACCTTCCTTAGATCGATAGCGTCTTTCACGCGATCGATCCTCGTAAGACTCAAATCTACGAAGGGAGGCCAGTTCGTCAGAAACGCCCCACCACCCCTGCATAAACTCACTTATTGAGTCTAGGCATTCATGGCTCCCCATTTCCATCTCCGAAGTTGATAGATCGAGAGGATCTAACGGCTTAACTGTCTTCTCTAACCGCTCAAGGTACCCCAATTCTTGAACGTATAATCGTCTAAATATGACAGCCCACCAGTAGACATCAAACCCATCAAGGGTCAATGCCTCTGACTGAGCCTCATAGATAGTAGATCGAACCTCTTCGATCCTCTCCCTTATACGCTCCGAAACCCGATCCCGAATACATTGGTAGACGGAAAACAGATTCCTCTCATCTGGGCCCATCAGCCTATTAAGGTGATGAGTCCAGGATTGAGAAGAATAAGAGCAAACTCCCGGAGTTGCTAGAGTTACCAGCAATCCAAAGATTCGGCCACTTAAGTATCGGAACGGATTGGATACCCGCCCCTGAACACGATAACCGAAACCAGCAGCACGTACTATACGTGAAAGTTTAGGCTCCCAAACCCCCGACAGTCTACGCACTAGCTCAACCATAATAGGCAGATGAAATCTACCTAAGGCGAACTCTAGAAGCGAAACTGGAGAGGTGTCCTTTCCCTTAAGAAAGAACCGTTTGGCGAACTCGCAAGACCCTCGACCTACTAAGGTCTTAGGTCCTGAGAGACGGACCCCTAAACCTTTCATGACAGCCCTATACTGCCTAGCGACTTCGCGGTTTGCTATCACCACGTCATCCCCTAGGATTGCATAAGCCTCAAACCACCCTCGTTTTCCTGCCTTATTTGCAGCATATTGAACGATCAAATGATGCACCAAGGCCAACATCGCCCAAGAGCTATAAGCCCCCATAGGCTGACCTACTTCATACCTCACCGCACCACTACGGGGAAGACCATCTTGAACACGAATGTGTTTAAAATGATCTCCCTCCAAGTAGTAGTGGTAGTCCCTACCACGAAGCAATTCACCCCATAAAGAACCCATAGAACCTGGGAGAAGTTGGTTCAGTAGAGCTACTTGCACCTCCCATGGCACCCTATCGGTAGCCGCCGTCAAATCAAAGGAATAACAAACTTCAGAAGGAAACTTTTGCATCAGGACTCTTACGGGAGCCAACTGATCAAAAGTTCCATCCTGAGGTATTCTCTTCAATATTGAAAACAACCACCGATGGAGCGGATACAGAACAATCTGTGTCCAATAGTCTACCATAGCAAACACCCTCACCTTACCTGGTTCTTCCTTAATCCCGAGCTTACCCAACTGCCCTCCCTCTCCGGTTAGTGGTCTTTCAGACCGTTTAGGATGCTCCTTCCACAAGAGGAAGATCTCATCCGCCTCTGAAGCTAAACGCTTCAGAGTCGCTAACACAGAGAGAGAGTCAACCTTCTCTAGCCAAGATGCTAGTACCCCCATCAATGGACTTTTCGTCCATATTAGGGCGTCGTACCAGCACATGCCTAAAGAAGACGTATTATTACGGCTGTTTGGCCCGGAACTTCGGACCACTCGATATTCAACCCCCAACCTCTCCTTCACACCAGCCTCATCCAGAGGATAAACATCCCATAGAATCAGCTGACGAACAAAGAAGTCAGAATATCTCGACACCTTCCTTACAACCCGGGAACTAGCCTCAGACGATCGAACTATTGTATCGACTGAGAACACCCCCTTCCAATCCAAGACCCGGTATAGACCGAATAGGGAGAGCCAAGCTCTCACTACCAATCTATCACCAGACCGGATTCTCCGGCGATGCTCTACAGGAATAACTCGTGGCAAACCAGACTTGGTTCTTGCGAATACTGGCCCCAAAACGGTAAGATCCTTATGCTTCTTGCCAGCCGTAACTTGCATCAACACAACGTTGTAAGCCTTCAGTCTCTTACACAATCCTGGGACTCCTTGATACTTCATCAATCTCCAACAATGCCACGAAAAGGCATATATAATCTTCACCCACGACTTAAGTGAAGCCCCTCCCACTAGGCCAATAAACCCTAAAAGTTTAAAGGCTAATGGGCGACCAGCTTTTACACTGTTCTGCCAATTTAGTCGAACAATCGGCGATAATTCGGAGAAATATCGTAAATTATTCATTGCTATATAATTATTATATGGCTAAATACTTCAGTTACCCATTACAGGTCTGCAGGCACCTTATCCAAGGAACGGGGCCACCGTCGTGGTTGCCCGAAACCTACCTTATCTTCACCCCCAATCCCCGGATCCCATCTTCCATCTACCCCTAATCAGCGGTACTGTCCAGAATAATCTGCGTCATACTAACTAGGCTTAATAGCGGTCTAGGATCCTGTTAAGCACATATCAGATACATGCTCCTTCCACCCTTAACCTAGGGCTTCTTCAGAAATGAAGACAGGCCGTTTCAGGTACCACTTTTACCTCAACGTGAGAGGTTGCTCATGGCTCAAAAGCCAATGTTATCCAGGGAAACACCCTGGCGCAACTTGACGCGACGGTAAAGGATATATTGCCTGAGGCACGAGACCATGCTCGTCCCCCCAAATGGACCGGCTCAACACCGATACTACATCTGAGTAGAACAAGCAGAGTCTCGCTGAGCGGGACTTTGCTCTCAGGGG